GTCAGTTTGCTGTTGCCAGCTTCCAGTTCATCGGCATTTACAACGCTCCTGACGACACCGCCGTGTCTGGCTCCTTCACTGTTGCCAACCAGGCTGCTGCCATTGAGGTCAACGACACCAACGTGACTACGGCCACTTTCCACGGTGTGACCAGCTCCCGCATTGAGTCGTTCGACATGGCGTTGAACAACGAGCTGCTGTACAAGGAAACCGCTTCCAATAAAGAGGTTCTGATCACCAACCGCGCCCCTGGTGGTACGGCTGTGATTGAGGCTCCTGCTGTTGGCACCACCGACTTCTTCGCCAAGGCTGTTGCTTCTGCCACTGGTTCCACCAGCCTCGTGTTGGGCGCCACTGCTGGCAACATCGTCACGCTGAACGCAGCGCAGACGGATATCACCGGTTGTAGCTACGCTGATACTAACGGCGTAATCGCGCTGTCCATGCCGTATTTGGCTCTGCCCACCACGGCTGGCAACAACGAAGCTTCGCTGGTGTTCACCTGATCTCTGTTCATGGCTTTCGTCCTCAAGAAGACTGCCTCCTACAAGTGGGAAGTCAAAGTTGAGATTCCTGTTGACGGGAATCGCTTCGAGTCTCAAACGTTCGAGGCGGTTTTCAAGAAGATCAGTCGCTCGGCCTTCAATGCTCTTGTCGAGAAGGGTGATGACGCCCTGCTTGATGGAATCCTTGAAGGCTGGGATGGCATCAATGACGAATCCGGCAAGCCAGTTCCTTTTACTGAAAAGAACAAAAAGGAACTGTGTGACGATCCTTACGTCATAAAGGCTTTGATTCAGGCGTATGCCGATAGCGTGACAGGGGCGCAGGCAAAAAACTAAAAGCCGCCGCTGAGTACTGGGCGAAAGGCGGCGTTGTAGATGAACGTGAGGCCGACCTGAAGGCTCTTGGCGCAAGCGAGGAGCAGATTGCCGCTGCCCGTCTGCAGGCTGCACAACAGGATTGTGAGATCTGGGAGGAGAACTGGGAGGTTGTGTTGATGTTCATCCGCATGTCGACGCAATGGCACACGAGCATGGCTGGATTGACGGGACTGATCTACCCGAGTTTGGAATGGCTCTGTAAGCTGTATTCAGTCAAGGATCCTGTTGCCATCTTCGAAGGCGTGCAGGTGATGGAAATGGCTGCCCTGGCCGTTCTGAACGCAAAACGATGAGCCAAGTCACTGAGCTGCTACTAAGAATCAGGCAACAGGGTGATCAGCAGCTTGTAAAACTGCAAAACACCTTCAAGTCGCTTGGCCAGCAAACTGCCGCAACAAACGTCAATTTTCGAGAACTTGCTCAAGAATTAAAAAAAGTACAAGCCGGTTCTGCTCAAAGTATTAATAACCTGAAAGGTTATGCAAGTGCGTGGCGTGAAATTGCAAATAGCGTTGATATTACTTCCGATGAATTCAGGATTGCCAGGCAAGAAGCCAATGCTCTTGACTCTCAATTAAAGGCATTTCAAGGCGTACAGACAACAGTTGCTACAAACTTTAGAAATATTGCAACATCCGCAAATCAGGCTGCAGCAGCCATGCGGACGACTACCGGATTAATCCGTGATCCTCTTACTGGTGCCTATCGCGGCGTTGCTGGCGTAACTCAATATGGCGCACCGATTGGTCCGGCTGTGCCGCCCAATTATTCAAATCGCATTGCTCAACAACAACGTGAAGCAGATGCTCAGGCAGCACGGGATGCTCGTCGTCGAGCAATTATGGAGCAGCGTGCTGCTTATGCAGGGGAGGTATTAGGTACTCGTGATCCGCGTACTGGAGCATTGATTGCTGGTGGTACAGGGCAGTTTCGTGCTGTAGGTACTCAATACGCTCAACCAATTGGTCCTGCATTGCCTCCTGCCGCAAGAAGGCGATTGGGTCTTGGGCAAATTGCTGGAACCGCTGGAACGATTTCCGCTGCTGGCGTTTTTGGTGGCATTGAAGGTCTATTGGGCGCTGGCATTGGCGCTACATTTGGCGGTCCTTTAGGCGCCGCTACTGGTGGTGCCATTGGCGCACAAGTTGGGATGGCTAGGCAAGCGTTGGGCGGAGCTGCAACATATGCCGCTGAAATCGCCAAGCAACGCCAAGCTCTGCAACTTGTCACCAAAGACACAAACGAATATCGTCGCGCCCTGCAATTTATCGATAAAACAAGTCGTGATTTTGCAATTCCGCAAGAGATTCTTACTCGTCAATTCACGCAATTAACTGCTTCTGTAAAAGGTGCTGGCGGAAATGTTAGAGATGCAGAGACTGCTTTCAAGGGCATTGCATCCGGTATTCGCGGCACCGGTGGTTCACTTGAGCAACTTGATTCTGCGCTAACTGCAACGTCCCAAGTTTTCAGTAAAGGCAAGGTTTCAGCCGAAGAACTTCGTCAGCAAATTGGCGAACGTTTACCTGGTGCCTTTAGTTTGTTTGCTCAGTCAATGGGCAAAACGCCTCAAGAGTTAGACAAAGCTCTTGAAAATGGTCAAGTAAGTTTGCAAGATTTTCAAAAATTTGCGGAAAAACTTTTTGCAGAATACGGGGAAAATGCAAAAATTATTGCCGATGGTCCAGACGCTGCTGGCGACCGTCTTCGTACTTCTCTTTCTCGCTTGAATGAAAGCATTGGCAGTTTGCTTAAGCCAATTGGCGCAGCTTTTCAAAATACGTTTGCGGCTATTGTTGGCGCAATTGATGCGGCGGTTCGAAAGTTAAATGAATTTTTTGGTCTCGGCAGGGGCAGGCAAGGGCAAATTAATGACTTGCAAAAAATTCTCAATGTAACAGATCAAAGAATTGAAGCATTTGAAAAACTTGGAGGAAAAGGCGGCACTGATCTTGGACCAATTGAGAAAGGTCAATATGACGTTTTAGTCAAACGTCGCACGGAAACTTTTGCACAAGTATCTGCTTTACGTGCTGCTGAAAAAGCAGCGGCAACCGGAACAGGTGAACCACCAAAGGGATTGCCTGGAATTCAACCAGAAGCCCAAACAGACAAGGCTGCGGAAAAAGCAGCAAAATTGCAAGCTCGCCTAGCTGAACAAAGAAATAATATTTATCGCAAAAGCGAACAATTTCTCAAAAAAATACGAGAAACGACTGAGGACGTTTCACTGGAAACTCGGCTACTTGGTGGTAGTGCTTTTGAAGCTTTTGAAAATAATTACACTAAAGCCGTTCGTTCAGCCAATAAAGAAACGGAACAACTGCTTAAGCAAGTTTTTGATCTTGCCAAGGCGTATAAAGAAGCTGGTGGTGATTTAAATGTCACGCCTCTTGTCCAAGCAATTGATGATCTTAATGAGAGTCAAATGAACTTGGCAGCCGGTGATGCTGCACAAAAAATGAGTGATTACTGGCAAGGCTTGTCCGACACATTTATTGGTATTACAGATCAAACCTATGCAATGACTCGCGCTTTTGAATACAACAACAATGCCATTGCTGGTTTGGGCGATGGATTGCGTGGTTACGCCGACAACGTTGGCACCGTTAGGAACGCAATGGCTGAGCTTAGCCTGCGTGGCATCAAAGGCGTTGAGGATTCAATCACTTCACTGCTTGTCAATGGCACGTATAACTTCCGTGAATTTGCCGTTCAAATTCTGGAATACACCACCCGCATGATTATTCAGCAATTTGTGTTGAAAAGCATCATGAGCGCAATTGGCTTTGGTCCAGCCGCTGCATCTTCTCTTGGCTCACCCCTTGCCAATGTTTCTCAGTTCAATGCCAGCGGCGTTGGATTCAATCCTTTGGCATTCACTGGCGGTTTCGGATTTGCCATGGGCGGAATCATGACCGCCAACGGTCCACTGAAGCTTCGTCGTTATGCCGCTGGTGGTATTGCAACCGGTCCACAACTCGCCATGTACGGCGAAGGTAGTCGCCCTGAAGCTTATGTGCCTCTGCCTGATGGTCGCAGCATTCCGGTAACAATGAATGGTGGTGGCAACAACGTAAAAGTTGATTCCATCAATATCACCGTTCAAAATACCGGTGAGGATTTGTCACCCGCTACGCAAAAGCGGATTGCAAATCAGGTTCAAGGTATTGTGATGGCCAACTTGGTCAACGAGCGCCGTAGCGGAGGCATCCTGCGATGACATACATGGCGTTTGACGACATCAAGCTGGATTTGTCCAGCACGGTGCGTCGCAACCAACGTGTCCAGCGGATGCAATTTGGCGATGGCTACAGCCAAGTGTTGACCGATGGTTTGAATAGTGAACAAGAAGTCTGGGACTGCAAAACAATTCCGTTGACTAATTCAGAAGCTTTTTCAATTGAAAGTTTTCTGCTGTCAAAAAAGGGGCAAGCAATTACTTGGACTCCGCCATTCAACACAAAAAGTTTTTCGCGGCCTTTTGAATCCGGTCAATTGCTATTGGGTTACACAAACATCAGCGCGTTGACGTTGACTGGTTACACACGGCCAACCAATTACACCGCCAACCTTGTCACAGGCTTGCTGACTTCTGTGACCATTGCGAATGGCACTGTGGTGGACATCGAATTGACGCTTGCCGCCCGCTCTTTCTTGCTTGGCAGTGGATGGACAATCACGCCAGTTAGCCCAGAGTATGCAACTTTGCAATTTGAAATGCGGAGAGTGTATGTATGACTCAATCGCCTCCCAATAGTCAAACATTTAAGACGCAACTTCCCGAAGTTGTTGATCTTTTTACGCTGGATATCGCGGTATTACTTCCCGCTGGTTCTGTTGACCAGTCAATTTATCGCTTTTGCAATTGGACACAAACTAACGGCAGTGATGTTGTCTACGACGGCAATACATACGTTGCGCTGCCATTACAGGCAAATGGCTTTGAGCTAAATACCAGCGGTCAACTGGAGCGCCCTAGCATCACTTTTGCCAACGTCGGCCTCGCCATCACCGGACTCACCAACACCTACGACGACTTGGTTGGCGCCACGGTGCAGCGCATCCGCACACTCACCACCTACCTTGATGGCCAACCTGCAGCCGATCCTGACGCCTACTGGGGACCAGATCAGTGGGTTGTGGAACAAAAGACCAACGAAACAAAACTGTCAGTCACGTTCCAGCTTTCTGTCCCGTTCGATCTTGAAGGCCGCAGTCTTCCCGGTCGCCGTTTGTTGCGCGAACAATGCCAGTGGATCTACCGCGACAACATCGGCTGCCATTACAACGGCGCAAGCTACTGGGATGCGAATGACAACGTGGTTGGCACCTTGGCGCAGGATGCGTGCGGCAAACGGCTGGAAAGCTGCAGATTGCGTTTTGGCTCCGGCAGCCGCTTACCCTTTGGGGGCTTCCCCGGCTTGGTGGATTCGCAAGGCTGATGGAACTGACTACTTGGTCAAATCCGCTGACCGCTGCCCAACGGCTCGCCATGCGCCAATATGCCGAGGCTGCTCACCCACGCGAAACCTGCGGCTTCATCCTGCAAAACGGCTCCGTGGTGGAATGCGCCAACACCAGCAGCGAGCCTGACACGTTCACGATCAGCGCCGAGGACACGGCTCTGTATTACGACGACGCGGTTGCCTGCTGGCACAGCCACATCAATTACAACGGATTCAGCGAGGCTGACCGTAAAGCCTGCAAGCAACTGAATCTGCCCTACGCGGTGTGGAATTGCGGCGGCAGCGAAGCGTTCTGGCTTGACCCCCAACAGTCT